ATGTCTACTTTGCGGTAGATTCCACGCTCAATGCCTTCAACAATCTTATGAATAGAGATGTACTTCTCAATTGCCACCCCCATGCAGTCATCAACTGAGGTTCCATTGGGATCAAAAAGAAAGTTTTTTGGATTTACAGGTGAAATCTTGACTGAAATCCTGTCTTTTTCCACTACGCCAATGGCGGCTTGGCCCATTTGTCCAGGAATCGCTTGGGTAGAAGGCACAAACTGCTTTTCAGTCTTAACGACAATCTCGCCAATGCCTGTGCCGTAGATTTCTGCCATCAACTCAATGGCATCAATGGATTTGCGAATCTTGTCCCGCTTGAAATCCTCCATCAACTGAGCTTTTAGGACTCCAACATCGATGGGGTTGTTGTTCACATCCCGAATGTCATCTTGAATGTCAAAGAACTCGCCTTGACCAAAGATAGCTTCCATGATCTCAGCATGGCGGGTTTCTACAGCTTGTTGGGTGGCAGGGGTTACGATGCGTGAACGCTCAGACTCACGGGTTTTGTCTTCAGATGCCCACTGTCCACGAAAGATTCGCTCGTACTCAAGCCAATCGGGAAGGAAGTTGGTATCTCTGTAGTCACGCCAGCGGTTGCAATGGTCAGTAACAAAATCAGTCAGTTCTTTATCAGCCTCAGTAGGCTCATAAAACTCATTTTGCTCTAGCTTTTCTTGCTTATCTGTTGCCATTAAACCCCCGATATGATGTCTACAGGCTCCCACTCTTCATCTTCTTCACTCTCAAAGTAAGATGTTACAGCCAATTGGTCAATATAACTCAAAGCATCAGGAAGGTCATCATGTACGCCATTGGCAGGAAACATCAAGAGTTGGTCAGTGAAGTCATCCCAATCTTCTTCAGAGTTCAGCACAATACGCCCATGCTCAAACCGCCCTTGGAGACTCCAGATGATTCTGTCTGTCTTTTTCCTGTTGCCATGCGTTAGGTCAACTATGTGGGAATATACATTATTTTTCCGCATCAGGTCACTGAGGTAGGGCAAAACAGCGTTTTTAAGTGCTCCACGCTCAATTCCCACTGAAATTGGCCTGTAATCCCGCATCTTCATCAGGATTTTGGCAGCAGTTTCCCGAATGTCCCACCGCCCGTGGTCAATCTCTTTGACAAACCATTTGCCATCATCAGTGACTTTGACCACTGCAATGGCGCTCTCATCTAGTCTTTTTTTCGCGTTAGCAGCTTGTTTAGCCACTTCTTCAAATCCCGCCAAGTCGATTGCAATGAAGTAACTACCATACTCAGGTTCCACACCATATTTGATCCAATCTTCTTTAAAAACATCGCTACCTGCGTTATCAAAGGATGCCAAGTATTCCTGCTTGAAAGCAAAGGAACTCAGCGTCTTCTTGGCAGACTCAATCTCAGTTGGGTCTATCAATGGGTTGTCTTGGGTTGTAAAGTGCCATGACTTCCAATCAGGATCAGTCTCCTCTTGGCCCATCTTGAACAAATCATAGAACCAGTTGCGCCCCTTGGGAGTACCGATGAATATGGCTCTGCCCTTTTTGTCTGACAAAGAAGCACGAATAACTTGCTCCCAGGCTTCAGGCTTAATGTCCGCAACCTCGTCTAGCACCGCATAGGTAAGGGACACACCCCGCAGGGTATCTGGTCTATCAGCACCACGAACATAAATCTTTGCACCATTTATCATGGTGATGTCCATATTGTTGATGTGACTGTTTTGGATAACATCCCGTCCAATCTCTAACAGCACATCCCAAATGATCTGCCTTGCCTGTCCATTTGTAGGCGCAACATAGAGAACTGCACTTCCTGCTGGGCAACGCAATGCTTCAATAATTAGCGTAGTAGCCGCTAACCTAGACTTACCACAACGCCGACCAGCAGCCACAACCTTAAACCTTGTTTTGTCAGCAAAGACTGTTTGTTGCCAAGGAAGGAGTGAGAAGTTGAGGTCAGACATTTTTTGTTTCTACATCAGTCACATCTTGCAAGGGTTCTATCTCTACGCCACCAATGCCTGTGATGTTGATGGTAACGGCATTCCTTTGCTTGCCTTCTTTCTCAAACAGACTGACAGGAAGCATTCGATCCATACAGAGCTTGAGCATAGCCGCCTGTGCAGGATGTTCATCATTCATGGCAATCTCAATTGCTTTGTGAACGACATTGGAACCTGCACTGTTTATCAGGAGGTCTTTGAGTTCTTTGATGCGCTGAACTTCAGTCTTTGGCAGGAGGGCCGCAGGTCTTTCAGCATAGGTAGCCATAGTGAACTTCTTGTTCACAGCCCCTTTCGGGCGACCTTTTTTCTTTAGGTTGTTTGGCAGTGCATCAATCACATTCATACTTTACCCAGTTATGGAAGTAGTATAGGTTGTTGGTGGGCGGTTTCACCACAGTTCTAGCCGCCAGCTTCGCCATGTCGTGCAGTGGGCACACATGATCTACTCCGATTCAATGCTACACAAACCAACACGGCTGGGGACTGGGTTTTCTAAAGATAACTCCGTCGAGTCGCCCACGGCTCGGGGCTTTGAGCCGTCTTCCAATCTCCATGCGTCTTGGCAACAACAATGTAACTCACTTTCTTTTGTTTGACAAGTGGGGTAAACCCTAGTACACTGCAATCATCTGTTCTAGCCAGATAAGCCTTTTAGAAGTGGTACAGCCCTGGGGATACTCGGGGGCTAGACTGTATCACCCCTAAAGGGCTTTTTTCATGGCAATTGAACTTACTCCAGAAGAACAAGCAACGAAGCGTAGGATCACAAACCTCAAGGTAGCAATCCATCACTGGAAAGGCAGTATTTCAAACGCTGCACTTGGTCTGGCAGTAGAGAAGAAAGGTCTTACAAATCAACAGTCTATTAGAAAACAGAAGCGCAAGGAACGAAAGAAAGCTCAAAAGACCCTGAATTCGTTTGACAAGGGTTTCCTTTTCTAATACATTGTCAACAAATGGGTGTCGGTACAGCTACCCGACTCAACAGAGGGCGAACCTGCAAACCCCTGTTATGACCGCAGAGAAGCTAAGTAGAGAACTTAGAGTAAGCCTAGAAGTAGGCTCTCCCTGTGGCAGACACCCAAGCGGCTATCTGCTAAGTTTTTAAGCACTCGACATACCTCGGGTAGCCACTCCGTGCCCAAATGAAACTTGTCATCCAGCTAGAGACAAGACTACCCCAAGACTCTACCAACTCCTTTTCTTACCAAAGATTAGGCTTGTTGTTGGCAAAAGGCTAAATTGGCTTTTCTTGTACGGAGGAGGCACCACAAAATCTTTCACACCACACACACCCCCTCCCCCCCTACAAACCCTTAAGGGTAAACCCTATGAGGGTAAGTACCTAGGTAGAAACCCTGAGAATTAATTAACCGTCCAGTCGGTCGGGTAATGAATGTCGTCTAAGCACCTTAGTAAGGTAACCTGACCAATTATTCCAATGACACTCTACGGGTAAACCCTAACCGACATCATTTCACCATGTGGAATATTTTAGATTTACATTTCACATCGTGAGATATTAGATAGGGGTTACTACTATTAGGGTTTTCATGTTGCTGATTTTCTTGTTTAAAATCAACGATGTAAAAAAACTGGCACGATTCTATTATGCTTATGTAGTGAGAGCATCGAAAAACTCTCATTCAACAACATTCTGAAAGGCGTCACATGAGCAACAACATCACCAGAGAGCAATGGCTCTCACAAGCAACCGAAGAACTCAGGGCACTGTTTAAACAGCATGGGGAGGCTCTCCCACATGAGGTGCGCTCATCGTGCGGATTCCCCTCAAAAGGCGCACTAGGCAACCGCAACCGCACACTGGGCCAATGTTGGTCAGCCACGGCATCCGCTGACAGCCATGCGGAGATTTTCATTTCTCCCACCATCTCAGACAGTTCGCGTGTGCTCGACATTCTCGCCCATGAACTGATCCATGCGATTCACCCTGGTGACGGACATGGGGCAAAGTTCGGGCGCACGGCTCGCGCCATTGGCTTAGAGGGCAAACTGACAGCGACCACGGCTGGGCCTGAGTTCTTGGCCTGGGCTGAACCTGTGCTGGCTCGCCTGGGTGTGTACCCTCATGCTGACTTGGTGCCCGCGAATGCCATCAAAAAGCAAAGCACACGCATGCTTAAGTGCATGTGCAATGACTGTGGTTATATCGCCTACACCTCAGGCAAGTGGCTTGCTGAGATGGGCGCACCTCACTGCCCTGACCACGGCGAGATGACGGCGGCCTGACAGTCCAACCTCTAGCATCCTACGGGGTGCTACTGGGTGCATTGTCGCACTATCCTGAAAGGCTTTCAAAATGACAAACAAAATCTTGGCTAACTTCATTCTCCATAATGAGCACATCATCACCCTGGTGGACACACCAGATGGGCGTGTTGCAAAATGCGAGACCTGTTCACTGTCATCTGCTGTCGCCGCCTTAGTCAAACTCATGTATGGGCACAATGTCCACAGCATGATGATTGACGGCACACCAGTGGCTAGAATTTAATAAACCCAAGCCCTTCGGGGCTTAATTTTGAAAGGCGTGAAAACCATGAGCATACTAACTGACCCTGACCAAATTGAGCATTTTCGCTTGCTGACCCTTTGGCGTGGCCTGGGCCTCGAACTCAAAGGCATGAAGATGAGCCGTGGCACATCCTGTTACAAAATCCTCAAGAGCATGGGCATGACAGGCACGAAGCAACAGGTACACACTGACCTGGGCAAGCTACTGGGCAAAATCCCTGAGACTGTTTAAACAACTTGAAAGGCTTTCAAAATGACAAACCTAATCCATGATGCTTATGATAACTATCCTGCAAAACAAAAGGATAGCAAAAAGACAAATAATTCTCTCACCCCTTATGAGTTCTACTTGTCAGCTTGTGAACTCCGCACTGGTCAACACGGCTCGTTTGCTGAGGCCATTGGAGAGGCTTACATTGTGGCTGACAGTGGCAACGGACAAAAATTGCTCGATGCCTTCCCTGAGGTTTTCATGCGTGGCTGGCACTGGGTGCAATCCAAGCGCATCAACCAAACCGAAAGCGTTTAAACATCATGCACCCATCTGACAAAATTGTAGTTATTGGCTCTGCCCTGGCTTTCCTTGCCCTGGCTTTCATCATGTGGACAACTTAAAAGGCTTAATTATGACCACCACCACCGAACTTGAACTTGAAATTGAAGCGACAACCATTGGACGAATTGAAGAGGGATGCGATGGCTCGCAGGATTACATCTTGCTAACCTGTTTAAACGATGTGTTATCGGAAGAACAAGCATACAACTGGCTTTTTCCGCAGGTTTATAGGGATACTAATCGCCCTGGGGGTTATTTCTGCCATAGAGTTGAGACAATTCAAAAGCGAGATGACCAAGTGATTTGCATCGTTCACCACCAGTTTGACAATTAAAACCAAGGCTCAAGGGGATTATGTCCCCTTCGGCCTGGGCTTTGCCTGGGGTCTCATTAACTTTTTAAAAGGCGTTCAAAATGTCAGCTTTCATCGTCACCGACACACACATTAATGCTCTGGTTCGATATGCCTCACGGCATAAAATAACTGTTGCTTATGGTAATCCAACGATGCGTTTAAACGTGTCAGCGCATGAGCAAGAGGTTGCCCAATTATTGATTGACGAGAATATTAAAAGCGTCAATTACAGGTATTCTGAGGCTGAAACGAGCCTCATTGAATACGACCGAGGCGCACCCATACTGTCAGCCATTGAAGCGATTAAAGCGGCTCAGTGCTTGCGTTATCAGTCATGCGAACACTCCGATTATGAAGAGTCCATAGCGTTTAAACTGATTGAAGCGATTATTTCGGATGCAATTCCACGGCTTGAGGGTTACGAGTCCGCAAGCTGGGCTATTGCCGATAAGGTGACAGCATGAGCAAAATAACCATAACCATTTATACCGAAAACTCCGCATTTGAAGACGACCCATGGGGTGAAATTGCGGATATTTTGCAAACAGTTGCCCATGATGCCAGACGATATAACGAGCTTCAAGACTTTATTCGGGATAGCAACGGCAACAAATGTGGAACGATAAAACTTGAGCAAGGCGTTTAAACATGATATACGGTGTGCTCGCCCTAATCCTTCGCATACTTACCCGCAAAAAATGAAAGGCTTTGAAATGTTAAACGATATTAAAATTGAATTATTTGAAGATCATAAATTCAAAAACAAAACTGGAGAGGTTAAATTATGCGTTGCTGATTTTGACCACCTGGGAATCATTGTGCAAGCCATTAGGCAAGCCCAAAACGATAGCGGCATCGCTTGTCACTTCAAAATCACCGCACAATCATTAGACTATTGAAAGACTCAAAATGTATATTCAAAAAGCCAGAGAATTACTTCAAGAATATCATCCTAGTGAAATAGGCCGTTTACTTGGATTAACTGAAAGCGAAGGGAAAAAGATTGTCAGGGAAATTTATTTTGAATGGGGATTCAATAATCCACAGGATTGGCAAGCAACTCGCATTGAAGAGAAATATTTTGTAATATTTAACACCCAAGGGGATGAGTGGATTGATGAGAATGGAGATTTTAGATGTTTTAACACAAAAAAAGATGCAATAAAACACCTCCATGAATCACTTGATCGGCATTTGCAAAAAATTGCAATCAATACATATTCATAAATAAGTCAGCCACCACTAACTTAGACCCGCCAAGTGCGGGTTTTTTATTGCCCACTTTTAAGCCCTTGCAAGCCCTTTTACCCTTGCCCTATGTACCCTCAGAAAAACAAGCCCTTCTAGGCCACTTTTAAGCCCTTCTAGCGGCATTTTTTGTGGTCAATCATCATCCTGGTTTGGCAAGGTAGTGACCAAGCCCACAAAATTCAGGTTCATTTCAGGGTCAAGCCCACAATTGAAGAAGTGCCCTGCTTGATCGATAGCGACCTTCAACCCTTGGGTCATATTACCGCCTCCGATCAATTCCAGAATGGCCCTTTGTTCTGGGCTTAAATCTAGTTTAAAGTCCGTCTGGGTTCTGTTTGGGTTTATCTTGTTTGCCATTAATCTGCTCACGCCAATAAAGTGCTATTAATAATGCCTCTGCCCTGTTTCCATCTTTTTTGCGAATCAGTTTTGCTTCAGGCCAAAATGATCGGGCTAGGTCTAGGCTTTCGTTTTTATCGCTTGTCAAATGGAAATACTTTTTCCATTTCTGAGGCGTTACCAAATGGAAAGGGTAATTAGTTAATTCAGCAACGGCTGAGATAACACCAACAGCCCTGCCAAACTGAAAACTGCTGGCAACCCCTTGTCCTGGCATTGAATGGACTGATTCCATGCAAATCTCCGCGCCTTCCCTTGGGTCAATGCAACGCAATATCATGTTTTTGAATACGAGGGGCAATATATTTTTATCTTTATGCTCAATCATAAAAGAGTCTAAATAATCGCCATTTGAATCCAATGCACCAACTGCACCACTGATGGAACCCGGATCCAGCCCAAGGTAAATAGTCATTGATTAACCCTCATCTTGAGTTTTGTTTGGTTTTTAGCTGGCAAAAGTTCCTCAGCCATGACTTCTTTGTTATCAATAACATAAAGTGAGTATTTCATATGGTGATGGTGCGTCTTATTAAATATTTTTCTAATCTTTTAATGCGGGCTTCTTCCCCGCCTCTTGCGCGAATTGCTTGGGCGCAATCCATCTTGGTTGCCAGCTCTGCCTGCGCTATGTTTGGCTGATCTTCCCACTCAAGTGGAAGCAACTCACACACCTTCGCACACGCCTCTCTTTCGGTCTGAATAGCCTCATCAATGC